GAACCAAATCGAATAAAAAACAATCATAACTAGAACAAGGAGATATCATGGCAGGCGTAGCTGGAAAGTCCGGGGGAGGTAACCGGTTAATGAGCGTTATTAAACCACCACCGACCAAAGTGAAAGGGAAGCTTGTTTCCCCGGACTGGTACATACTCGGGGAAACCAAGACCCTCGAAGAGATTCATAGTCACATTGCCAAAAAGCTTAAAAACGCAGGGGTCACCGAATCCATTGACTCAACCCTTGTCGCCTCTCTGGCCCAGCAGTACCAATTTCTACAGGATTGCTCCCTTGCTTATGCCACCGATGGCCCTAGTGCCCTGATCGGTAGAGCGCTGGCTTCCCGGTTGATTGGTGAAGCTCACGCCGAGATTTATAAAATCTTAAAAGAATTCCAAGTAACACCCAGCACAAGAAACAAGGCCGAAGATTTGGCCGCCCCCGAGTCAACCGGTGATACCGCACTCGACAACTTATTTAACTTTACTCACTAACAACAGGCAGCCGAAATGGAATTCCAAAAAGTCATAGCTATAGTAGCTTTTACCTCAGCATTAACCGCGGCATCCTATGCGGTATCACTGGCAACAGTGGCACCGGTGGAACGCGATATGATCCACGTAACAAAGCAACTCGACCGAATAGAAAGAAAGCTAGACTACCTGATTCCAAGACCATAAACCAAACAAATCAAAATCAAAAGAGGAATACATAATATGTCAAAGTTAATCGAATTTTTAAAGATGCTGCTTCCGCCTAGCCTTTTCTACCCGCCCTCCCCTACGCCTTACGTGGTAACCGTTGATTCTTACACTGATGAAGAGCTTTCAATGGCTTCCGAAATGCTGGAGCCGGTGCTAACCGTTGAGCAAGTAGCCGAGGCGAATAAGCAGGCGAAGAAGAAAGCTGCCAACGCAAAGCGAGCAGCAACCCGCAAAGCCAACAAGCTGGCCAAACAAAAGGCGCAAGCGTAATGGCTGCTGGCGCTACTCACGGTGGCAAAGGCTCAGCGCCACGCCCCACAGACAAGGTAAAGTTTGAGAGTAACTGGGATGCTATTTTTAACAAGAAAGACAAAGAGGCACCCAAGGCCAAAGAGTTGCCAAAGGCCCGTTCGATTATTCACAAGCAATCCGCCGTTAACCTTGGCAGTGATGGGCTGGCATTGGTGCCTAGTGAATCCCAAATGAAGGGGAGCACCAAAGGCACCCACCGGCGCCAAAGTGAGGACACGGAAAAATTCAATTCTAACTTTGACGCGATTTTTCGAAAAGGGGTTTGATCATGGAACAACTTGATAAAGCCTGGCAGTATGCGGAGGACGTTGTGGCGGGCAGAGTGGTTGCAGGAGTTCTTGCAGCCCAAGCTTGCCAAAGGGCGTTGGATGACCTAAAGCAATCCGAGGAAAACCCTGAATCCACTTGGGTCTTTAGTGCCCCCGCGGCACTCCACTTTTTGCAGTTCTGCACGTATATTAAGCACGTGAAGGGAGAGCTAGCCGGGAAGTCTTTTGACTTGGAGCCGTGGCAGCTCTTTCTATTTTCTCAGGTCTTCGGGTGGCGCAGGCGATCCAATAAAAAGGAACGGCGATTCCGCGAGGTGCTAATTGAGGTTGCACGAAAGAACGGGAAGAGTTTTATTTGTTCTGCGATTTCTTTATATGAATTGCTGTTTGGTGATGCTGGTGCAGAAGTCTACTCTGTCGCCACAAAAACCGATCAGGCTAAGATTGTATGGGACTCCGCTGGCGAGATGGCAAAGAAGATGGATGATCGTTTATCTGGGAAGCTGTCACAAACCGTTTCAGCGATTAAGTGCGACGAGCGATTTAGCAGCTTCAAACCGTTGGCCCGAGATTCTAAAAGCCTCGATGGTTTAAACCCTTCTCTAGTAATAATAGACGAGGCCGGAGCTATTGAAGATCGAAACATTATTGGCGTTATGACAAGTGCGGTGGGTGCCCGATTGAGTCCTTTGATCATCTATATCACTACGGCCTACTTCAGCAAAGTCACTTCCTACTATGAGAAACGCAGTTACGCGGAAAGCATTTTAAAAGGTCGCCTGACTGATGATCGCATTTTTGCTATGATCTATACCCTAGACGAGCAGGACGATTGGAGAGACCCAACGGTTTGGATTAAAGCGAACCCTAATCTAAATGTGAGCATTAATACTGACTACCTCCAGTCGCAAGTTAACCAAGCGGATGCAGTGATTGCCCAGCGCCCCGGGGTTCTTGTGAAACACTTCAACCTCTGGCAGAGCAGTAGCTCGGCTTGGGTCGATGTGAAACACTGGGAAAATTCAGTTGGCCCCGTGGTTAGAGAAGGCCCGTGTTACATCGGTATGGATTTGGCACAGACTCGCGACCTTTGTGCGGTTACTCGGGTATGGGATAATGGGCACGGCCAGTATTCCGTTGACTTCATGACGTGGCTGCCACAGTCCGCCGTAGATAATGCGCCGCCACATATTCGCCCGATGTATCTCCAGGCTATCGAGTCGGGGGTGTTGAAGATTACAGAGGGGCTGACAACGGACTATCGCCAGATCCAGAGTTTCATTGAACAGAGTTGCAAACAGCACAGTGTACACTCTATATGTGCCGATCCGTACAATGCTACGCAATTGGTCAATGAGCTTGAAGATAAAGGCTTACCGGTGCTAATGGTGAGACAAGGGATAAGCCACCTCTCAGCACCCTCAAAGGAAACCGAGGTTTGGATTACAGAAGAACGCTTGAAACATGATGGCAACCCTTTCTTTTTATGGCAGCTCAGTAACTGCGCTGTTTACACGGATCTCAATGCCAATATCAAAGTTCGAAAAGGGGATGATCAAAACCTAAAGATTGATAGTATTGTTGCTTTGATCATGGCTGTATCAGCCGCGGCAGGTAATGCAAACAAACCCGAGACCTTTAATTTTGGTTTCATAGACTTATAACAAGGAGGCCGCATGGCTGACAATCGCAGTTTAATAGATATGATTTTAGGCCGCAACAAGCCGGAAGGCCAAGGAAGCCCCCACGCTGGGGTTTTCTTTAATGCCGCAAGCTCAACAACCAAGAGCGGTCAAAGTGTAACCACGGAGAACGCTTTAAAAAATGCCACAGTCTTATCTTGCGTAAACGTAATCGCTCAAGGGATAGCACAGCTTCCGTTACAGGTCTGGTCAGGAGAAAACAAGGCCGATGGGAATCAGCTTAACATAATACTCAAGCGCCCCAACAGTTTCCAGACAGGCTACGAATTTAAAGCAGCCCTCGTCAAAGACTTACTGGTTTACGGCAACTCCTTTACGCGAGTAGTCCGAGCGCCCAACGGTAGGGTTATCGAGATGATCCCAGTAGACCCCGATGACATGAGCGTTTCCGCAAACAAGTTTGGCATACCGGTCTACAGGCACTCTTCTTTTGGTATAATGCTCAATAAGGAAATTATTCATATTCGCGATGTTGCGGGCCATGATGTTACAGGGCTATCCCGTGTACTCTGCGCCGCTGAGCGGATAGGTGCATTAAATGCGGCAGATCAGCTAATGTCTGAAACTTTTGCAAATGGTGTATCAGTCAACTACTCCGTAGAGATGGCAGCAGCTCTTGACGACACAAGCCGGGAGACGTTGTACAAGCAACTGAAGGCCAGCTTTGGCCAAGGTGGCAGCAGGCGTGGCGGCATAGCAGTCCTAGAGGGTGGCAAGATGACAGCCATGAAGGGCAGCACCCCCGCAGATGCAGACCTAAGAGCACTCCGTACACACCTTATAAACGAGATTGCAGCCCTATTCAGGGTGCCCGCGAGTCTTGTGGGTGGCATGGCAGATGAAAAGTATTCGAATCAAAGCGCCCGTTTGGCATCTATGTACCGAGATACATTCGCCCCTATTCTGTACAATATCGAGCAGGCCTTTAGTCATAACCTAACCACAGGCACTACGGATATTCGGTTTGATGCTGGCGCTATGATCAAGGGAGATCTTGCATCTCAAGTCACCATTGCCTCTACAGCAGTCGCAGGGGCTGCTATTATGACCCCGAACGAAGCCCGGGCCTTTATAGGGTTAACACGGATTGAGGGCGAAGGGGTAGACGAGCTAGGCCACACCTCAGCACCCCCAGCACCCCCAGCACAACCGGGAGACCGAGCGGGCGAAGAGGCAACCGATGACGGAAATTTAGGAGATATGCCAGATGAATAGCTATGAGACAAAGAGCATCCCGCACGAAATCGCAAGCGGCAACTATGTAGAGCTACGCAACTCAAAGACCGGTGAAACTAAACTTGTCTTGAAAGCGTACTTTGAGAAAACTAAGAAAATAACCGGAGCTGATGAAACATGGCTAGTTCAGAAATGATTGTTAAGTCAGTGGATTCTCCGCTGTTAATTAAGAAGTTTGATATTGAAGCTGGCGAGCTCAAAGCATACGTCACCACATTCGGCAACGCCGATCTAGTTGGTGATGTGATGGACAAGGGCGCAGCAGATAACTTTGTAAAGCAGTTTAACGACCAAGAAAACTCCGCAATTCCTATGCTATGGGAACATAAACGAGATGAGATTATTGGAAGCTGGACAAAATTCGAGGTGGACGAGAAAGGCGTCATTGGAACAGGAGAGCTTTACAAAGGCGTCTCCAAAGCCGAAGACGTAAAAGTTTATCTTGAGAAGGGTGCTGTAGGCTCTGTTTCTATTGGCTTCAGATCTTCGGATTATGAAGACATTGAAAACGGAGGCAGGTTATTTAAGGAGATCGAATTATTTGAAACCTCCATTGTAATTCAACCAGCCAACCCCCAGGCGCAGATAGTATCCGCCAAAAATGATGAGGGTCAAATTGACCTAAGAAGCCTTGAGAAAGTCTTGCGTGATGCTGGTCTTTCCCGAAAAGAAGCTATGACGTTTATCTCCGCTGGCAAATCAACCCTACGCGATGTAGTGGAACAAGAGCTAAAAAGTGAAGACGTAATGGCCCAATTAATTAATTTATATAAGGAATAATTTTTATGAGTGAAGTTGAAATGAGTGTTGCCGAGCAACTTAAAGGAATGATGGATGCCCAAGTTTCAGAGAAGGCCGATAAAGCCGATCTTGAAGGCATGGTAAAGACTGAAGCACTAGAGGCCAAAGCCGACAGAGCCGACCTTGAAGGTATGGTAAAAGCCGCAGACTTGGACGAAGTAAAGAGCGCCCAAGTTGAAGCAATCGAAGCAGCAAAGGCGGAAATCCGCGAAGAAATGGAAGCCAAAATGGCAGCCACATCCCCCGTAATTTACAAAGGAGCAGCACCAATGGAGTTCAAAGATTTCAATCACGAAAATGGAGCGGTAGTTAAGCGCTTAAACCTTGACCTGACTAAGGCAGTACCCGGCAATAACGCAGCAGTCGGTGCAACTGACCCCCGCAGCGTAGGTTCTAACGCCACTTACCACACACTAGAGCAGTTTAACCCGTTCCGTGCTCAAGCTACTGTATTGAATGTATCTGGCGGCTCTATCCGCTTGCCTAACGTAACTGGCGTCGAGTTCACTTCGGACTCTACCGTACAGACTCAAGCACAGTTGTTGGCCCGTGATACTTCCGCTGTTGTAGCTAAGAACGTAATCATTGAGAACTGGGTTTCTCAAATGCAGTTTAGCCGACCTTCCTTGGAAGACATTGACGGTATCCGTAACACTATCGCTGGTTTGATTGTACAGAAGTACTCTGTTGCTCAGGCAAAAGACGCCGCAGCCGTACTTAAGACCCAGACCCAAGCAGCTACTGCTGGCGCTGGTAAAGTCGTTTGGGACGTTGAGCCTACTACTGGTACTCAGTTGCCTATTGATGGATCTAACATTGTTGGCATTCTTTCTGATTTGCTTGCAACTTGTGACGTAGCCTACCGCACCAACGGTGTATTCATGGTTTCTTCCAACGTGTTCGCCAAGCTAACTGAATCTAGTATTGCTACTGGTGGCGGTATGGTCTTCGACCCTACTACTGGAATTAGCCGTGTATTCGGTTATCCCGTAATGATTAACGGCTATCTTGACGATGGCATTCTTCCAAATGGTACCGCTGTTGCAGATGGCGCAGGTAAAGTAGCGGCATACTTCGGCGACTTTAGCCGCGGTCTAGCTATTTGTGAGCGTAAAGGCTTGGCTATCGATGAGTACGATCAAACTGCACCAGGCTTTAACACTTACTACGCAGATGGTCGATTCAAGAACAGCGGCTGGGATGATGCAGCTCTGGTAGGTCTTGAAGTAATCCACACTGTAGCCTAGTAATTAAAGAAGTAAAACGTGGTAACCCTTCGGGGTTGCCACACCCTTTAAATTTTTGGAGTTCACAATGAAAAAACCGATTAAGTCGGAAGTAAAATACAGTCTTTCCGCTGGTGTAGTGAGTCTTCAAGAGGTATCAGACCATTTGTCACTTTTTGGCGACACAACATATAATACTTACTTAACTCGCTTGATTGTTGCGGCCTCGACCTTTGCCAGCAACTATATCGGCGAGTCCTTAGAGTCTTCGACCATAGTAGATTACTACGATGCATGGGACGCCAGGCTTGAACTGTCAAAGCGTTTTGCAGACAGCAGACCCGCACCCTCAGTAACTTATTATGATACGGCAAACGCCGTTAAGACCTTAACAACTAGTTTGATAATCGACAACTCAGGTGAGTCAGCGGCGTTAATTTACGCCCTTTCGCCTTCCGCGGCATTATCAACCCAAATAACGAACCCGATCACAGTCACCTATAGCACATCAAACTTAAACACCGCAGAAAGCGAAGCGATTAAGCAAGCTGTCCTAATGGTAATCTCTGATCTTTTCCACGACCGAGCCGACAATTTAGAAGGCTCCCGTTCAAAGGCCCACGTAACCGCAGAAAGGCTTTTGGCACCGTATCGGAGAAACTGGGTATGATTAGACGGCCTGTAAAATTTGTTTCAAAGACAACAACCGGCAGCAGCTTTTCGGCTACGTCCACCACAGCTAACGTGCTAATAGTTAACACTGGCGCCGACATTCTAAGCATTAGCCTTGACGAGCGAATGATCAGAGGACTACAGCCCACAGAAGAGGCGTACCACGTTCGGTGTTATTATACGCCCACCATTGCAACAGTCCGAACGGTCGATTTTGTAATTATAGACTCTATCGAGTACAGCGTTACAGGAATTGTCAAAGACGGTTACAAAAACCGAACGATCACCTTTGAAGTGAGGCGTGTATTATGAGTTTAGAAGCGTTCGCAATTGACCTAGCAACAAAATCTGAATTTTCAGGTGTACCTATTGAACCTGTACAGGCAGACCCAGCGTTAAAAGAGGCGGTTACGATTACCCAGCTAGGCGGGTATAAAACCGGCGGTATCGGGGGGAGCATGGAGCTAACCCGAGCCACTTATGATATTAATATTTATGCCGACAGTTATAGTCGAGCAATATCAATGCAAAATCAGATTTACGCGGAGTACAACAATTCTAGCGGAGTCATACAAGGGGTTTTATTTAAAAGCCTCAAAATAATCAACGCTTTTCAAACGGCAACAAGCACTTCACCTATACTTTTTCAGGTGACTTTACAACTTGACGTAATAACCTAGGAGTCATAACATGACAGCACCATCCGGTTTTCTTTCTGGCCATAATTCTGGCCTCTACACCAACGCGACAGCCATCACAACTTTTGACTCAGCAGCAGCCGAAGCCTTTGCCATTGCTGGCAATTTTGTTGATGGGGTCACTGAATTTTCAGCGCTATCTAACGAAGATTCAATTCAAGATTTATCAATCATTGGCCGCCCTGTAGTTTCACACGTACTTGGTCAAGGCACGGCGCAAGAGTTTACTTTCTCTCTGGCGATGAACATGGCCGATGCTACTTCAGTCGCCCTTCGCGATGACGCACGAACCACTGACCGTGGCTTTGTAGTTGCCTTCGACACAACTACCGGCAACACTCCAGGAGCTACTGCAACATTCTGTATGTTCAACGGTATGGTAGTAAACACTAGCATTACCGGCGGCTCTGCCGATGGTATCGCCACTTTAGAAGTAACAGTTCGCCGTTCAGGTGATTTGGTTTGGGTTGATCTAGCCTAGTAACCAAAAACTCAGCGGGTGCCTTTCGGGGTACTCGCTCTTTTTTCGAAATTCAATTAATAAAAGGAAAATTAAAAATGGAAGACCAAGAACAAAACACAGGTTGGTGGTTTGACAGAGCACACCAAAGAAAATACATTTTAGAAATGGCACGGGATAGCATGATTGAAAACCCCGAAATGTCCGCGGGCGAAGCCCTAAGCAGATCAGAGATTTTAATGGATTTGTATTTTGCAAAGCACGTTAACCCAGTCACACGAATTAATTAAACCCAAAAACAGGAGACAAATAAAATGGCTAAACTTTCACAGCTAAAAAGAACAAACGTAATTTCAACAAGTGTTGAAGGTGTATTTATTAAAGACCTTCCATTTAAGAAGACCCAAGCGGTACTCAAGGCCGCAGGGGAAACCGGAGAGCATGAGTTAAGCGGCGTCCTCGTAATGTTCAAAGATTTAATTTGCGATGCTAAGGGTCAGCCCTTCGATGACGCGGCGAGCATTGAAGATCTAGAAGAAAATATGCCTTCACGGTTGTTAAATGATATTATGCAGGCAGTCCCCGAAGCGCTTAACCCGAGCGTTGACCGTCTGGGAAAATAGGGAAGGACAAGGAGCGGATGTTTCGCTTGCAAATGATGGACAACGGAATGCCTTGGTCTCAGATTGAGGCTATCCCAACTTCATACGTAAATGATTATTATATGCTAATGCAGCACGGAATAGTGGGCTATGCAAAAGACGCCCAGCAGATCAATTACGACTATATCAGCAGCCACAATACTCAGCAAGCAATCTACGCGGCAAACGTGCCCAAGTTCAAACCTAAAGACGCCCAACCACTAGAGCAAGTTTTGCCTAGTTTTAATCTGCTATTGCACGGCCACAAAGAAAAGAAAAAGGCCGATCCTTTTAAAATGGCGTTTCATATGTTCGCCAATTCCACCACAAACCCCGAATTAAAAAGGCGCTTCGAGGATGACAAAGATTAATTCAGAATTGCAAGGGATCTTATCAGCTCAAAAAGCTATTAGAGACCTTGCCAAAGACCTTGGCGCCAAGAAGGCGGGAAGCCTCTACAGGAAGCCCATGAAAGATGCCTTGGTGCCGTTTCACCAGAGAATCGAGGCAACGACCCCAGTAGATTCAGGAGTGCTGAAAGACGCTGTTAAGTCCCTTGTCCGCAAGCCAAACAAGAAAGACTTAAAAAATGAAGATGTCACACAAGATACCGTGATGCTCGGCAAGGTTGGCTGGCAACGAAAGACGGGCGACGATGCCACCTACAAGCAATTTCTTGCCGTAGAGTATGGCAACAGAGACCGGAACTCTACCCCAGTAATCCGCCCAGCATTTACAGCACTACATGAGCAAGCCCGCAGCATCTTTGCAAAAGGACTTGGCGAAAACGTAAACAAAGCGGCTAAAAGATTAGCCCGCAAACAAAAGAAAGGAAAGTAAACCATGGCTACTATTGCATCCCTTGTCCTACAGTTAAGCGCAGACGATGCGAAGCTGCAAAGAGACTTACGCAAAGCTAACAAGACAATCGCTAATTATGCAAAGAACACCAAGAAAGCTTTTGCAAACATTGCCAAAATAACAGCAGGCGCAAGCGTTGCCTTTGCAGGCCTAGCCAACCAGAGCATCAAGGCCGCCGATGAAATCGCAAAGTCCGCACGTAATGCAGGGCTGAATACGTCCGCTTACCAAGAACTAGCGGTGGCCTTTGAGTTGGGCGGGTCATCCGCTGAAGCCCTTGTAAAGACTACACAGGCGCTTTCAAGACAGGTTCGCGACCTAGGCCGTGGATTATCTACACAGCGAGACGCTTTTGATGCTTTAGGCTTATCTTTTGAGGGGCTTGTTAAGCTATCCCCAGAAGAACAGCTACTTAAAGTTATTGCCGCTTTGCAAGGCATGGAAAATGTTTCTGAGCGCTCCGCTATTGCACAGCAGATTTTAGGCCGAGCCGGTAAAGAGCTTGGCACTATTATGAGCGAGACCGCGGGGTCATTATCTCTTGCTAGGGACCGTGCCCGGGATCTAGGGTTGTCTATTGGCTCTGAATTGCTAGGAAACGCCGAAAAGGCTAATGATTCAATGTTTCTTCTCGGGGAAAGTATTAAAGCAAACTTTACCAAAGCAATATTGGAAGCTTTGCCCGTCTCTGGAGATTATGATGATAAAATTAAGGCAATAGGTGAAGCGGTAAAAGCGTTAACACTGGCTTTTATTAACTTTGGTTCGTGGGTTGCTCAGAACTCCGGTCTTATTGCGGGGTTCTTTATAGCGTACAGCGGGGTAAAAATTCTTAAAGGCGTTATTGCAATGGGTGTGGCGTTTAAAGCCCTCACAGCGGCCCTACTTACTTATCGGACGGCCATCACAGGCGCAGCTATAGCCCAGGCACTCCTAAACCCAGTTGCAGCAGCAGCGGGCCTAGCAGCCGCAGCAGTGGTAGCCTCTAGCGCTTATCTTATCTTTAAAGACGACGCAGATGACGCTAAAGTCTCCAATGATGCTTTGGCGGACTCTTTGCAAAGGGTTGCCGATTTGGCTAATGGACTGCCAGTCAGCTCGATTAGCTCAATGCTTGACGGGGCTATTAATCAGACAGTTGAAGACGGCCCACAAGTAAAGCCAGCCGAAAGCCCTGGCAGCGCTTTAAACGAAGCTGAAGTACAACAGCTCAAAGACCATGCCGCGGCAATGCAAGTTATACATGATGCCTCTGTTATCCGTAACGAAGACATGTTAAAGGAACTTGAGCTTACTAATCAGCAGACAGCCGCAAATCAAGCGGGTGCAAGTGTTCTTGAGAAAACCGCGGCCTTCGAAGCGGGACTCATGGCCGAAAAAGAAAAGCTGGAAGCCAGTTTTATGGAGGGTATGCTTGAAGGCTCAAACCTGACAGCAGAGCAAGACGCCGCTTTACAAGAAACAACGCGGTTAATTGGAGTGCAGACAGACGCCTTTAGGGCATCAGCACAGGCAGCCGCAGACGTGACAGCAGCGCAACAAACCAGCTTTGAGGTTCAACAGCGTATTACCAAAATGAGCGCTTATGCGTCACTGGCAAGCGCAGCATCGGAGTTCTTTAATACTGTCGCCGAAGGCTCAAAAGCGGGGTTCTTGCTGTCGCAGGCGGCAGCCGTGGCCAATGCAAGTATGTCGTATGCACAAGGTACAATGGCGGCAACTGTAGCAGGAGCCAACACCACAGCAAGTCTTGCTGCTAACCCACTCACCGCACCGATTGCCCTTACAAGCGGCCAGGCAACCACTGCTTCCCTTAATACAATGAACACAATCGCCTATGGCCTATCTTTAGGTACAATTGCAGCGCAAACCGTGCAGGGGCTTGAAACGGGCGGATTTGTAAACCAAGGCGGTCAATTTCTAGTTGGTGAACGTGGCCCAGAAATGGTCAACCTCCCCAAAGGCTCGGCGGTAGTAGACAACGCAAGAACAGACCGCATGCTTTCGGGCGGCGGTGGATCTCGAATTGATCACGTTGTAAATAATATTAATGTTGGCTTTGGCCGAAACAGTCAATCAACGGCGGACGCTATTGCCCCGCGTGTATTAACTTCACTAAGACAGGGCGAGATTGACCGGTCAGGTTTTTCTCGCATTCCTAAGAATCGGAGACTTTAAAAATGGCAAATATAAATATAGATATGAGTTTAGTTGATTTTACTGATTTCTCCGCAGAATGGGAGACACAATTTTATCGCAACCGTACAGCGACTTTAATCAATACGGCGGTCTCCAATGGGGCCGCTAGGTTAAACGCTGAAATGACAATTGAAACGGAGTCGGCGGCAAAACGGCGTTACGTCGAGGGCGTCATGTTGGCCGCGGCCTATTCCTTTGATACCGTGACAATGGTGCTACCTGAGATTTTTTACAAGTATCAAGGTGCCGGATCGTCCACTCCAGTTATTCCAGCGGTAAACTCAGCAGCGGGAAGTAGCAGTATACCCCTTAGAAATGGAATAAATGGGGTTGACTTTCCCACAGGGCAAACTATTTACCAAGGGATGCTGATAAATTTCTCCGGGGATACCACGCTATACCGAGTAAACTCGTATAACGAAAACAGCTCTTTTTGTTTAATTTTTCCGATTTTAAGAAAAGCTGTTACAAACTCAACAACTGTTGAAATATTACAACCCAAATTTACGGGTCACATAACTAACACACCGAACGCCAAATATTTTAACGGGGCTTTAGATTACGTATCATACGACTTTGAAATTGAGGAGGCTTTATGAGTATTTTTGTATCATGGGTAGAACTTGAGCTTTCGGCAACAATTACCCGAAGATCCGCTTTAGCGTCATTCGATTTAGTACACGATGGTAAAACTTATTTTGCTGATGGTTTACTGGCTGACGTTTTATCAACAAAAAGGGTTTTAAGCCTTGAAAATGTGCCGCAAGAAGTAGTTCTAAACCTTGTCGATAAAAACGGCAACACAGATATGAGGGATGCTGTAAGAGACGGCACGTATCGGCGTAGAAAAGCTACAGTTTACAAAGGTGAATGGAATACGACCACAGCTACCCTAAGCAATGTGGAGACCCTTAAACAAGGGCCGATGGAAACGGTCAACGACGTAGAAGATGATGGCACTGTTACCTTAATTGTATCCTCTCAATTAGTTGATGCGCAAAAGAGCACGGAAAACATTGCTTTAGACTTATTGCATCAAAAGAGAATACAAGATGGGGTTTATGGATCCAGCGTAGCCGACAAAGCACGGGTTGATAATATTTTTGTAAATGCTACTCGAGATTTTGACGATGTTAAATTTGGCAAATTCGCACTTATCGAAACTAAGTATAAAAGTCGTAATATTCTTCAAAAAGCGTTTGGTGTGCCGGCGGCAATTAAGTCTAATCAAAAACCAAAAAGAACGGGTTCGACTGTTGAAAGTGCTGGCACTGATTTCCAACCTGCTAAGGTTTACGGGTCGGCGCAAGTAGATGCTAGGGTGATTAATGCTTGGAACCCGACACCCGCTGAGGTTTTTGCAGCGTATGGGGGTAGCTCAAGTTCCCCGGTATCTGGTTATAATTTCGTTTTTAACCCAATAGGTGCCGGCTCCGTCTCGACCTACGTGGGATCCATTGTAGGCACCGGTCAGTGGTATGGAGAGAGATACCCTAATGAAGTGGATGGCGTCGAAGAAAACTCTCGATTTGTTTCTGTACAGTACGCAGTAGCGTCAGATAAAATTGATAAGCTCGAAATCTTTTTTGATGGCTTAAACTATAGCGGGCCAGTTTCGGAGCAGGTTATAAGGCTGGTAGCTCCCGCGACAATATTGCCGGATTCAACTAGTGTCGGCTCGATTACTGGAACTGTTAACGGTCAAACTGTCATCTCAGGTATAATCCAAGTACAATGGGCGAGCCATGATCAAATTGCGCTATCGCAAGCTGTAGACACATCGAACGGGCTTATTACTGCTAATAGCCGAGGCCTTGGCTATGTAATCGTAACAGCAGTTTATGAGGCGACACGAGCCGGGGGTATCCTTTCTAATGGTTTTCCAAACCCGAAGTTTATGGTTACTCAGCGGGACACTAGAGAGTTTGGGAGTGTTACACTAACGGCCCCGCTTGATCCTATCTTTGGAACTTCAAACTACACCCCCGCAGATTTTTACGATAGGTCAACAGCTCAAACGTGTTCTATCGGATATGGTACAACAAGGCCTTCCTTCCCTTCCTCTTACAATATGCCCTGTTTATGGACACAGGCGGGGGATGTGTTAGATGTTACTTTTAGTTCAACTATTCAGCAAGATATCTTGGACGCTTGGGATTTACCAACGGCTAGCGGGGAGTATATTCGAAGAGTAAATTGGTCTGATCCAGCAATTGGAGAAGATCGGCCCGACTATCTTTATCTTGAACAGGGCGCAAATTATTCTTACGCTAAAATCTCAACTGTAATGTTTCCAGATATAGTAAACCAGCCGAATACTGTAAGGTTTCTATTTTCGTACCTGACGACAGAAGGCACAGTAGGTGAGCTTCCAGCAGTAGGCCAATTTGATTTGGCACTACCCCTAAAAATTCAAGCAGCAAAAAGGAACGATCACACAGTAAACGGGTTGTCATCCGTAAAATCAGATAATAATAGGTTTAACCGGGTACTAGTTGACTTTCTAACTGACCCTATCTGTGGGCCAGGGTTTTTAGCAAACGATCTTGACGCGGAAAGCTTTTTTAATGCTGACCGGGCGTTAAGGGTGCCGAAGCAAGCCCACGGGGTAATGCAGGGAAGAAGTAGTTACACCGATTATATTGAAGACATCCAGGATTCAAGCGGGCTAATCGTTTATGAAGAGCTAGGAAAAATTAGATGTTTTTTTAGGGAGCCTTTGGAATCTTCCGATATTCAGCACCAGTTTACAGACGCAAACTCAGAATATTTTAAATTTGTGGGCGAGCGTAATGCAGACAGGTACAACCGGTTTACATTAGACTACACGCAGTACATTGATGAGGGTTTGAGGGTTCCGCAGCAAAACGGTGAAGCCATTGTTGTGTTTAATAATACTTACATTACAGAAGACCTTCTTCAAGATAGCGAAGGGGATATTGATTGCCCATACCTGTCGGCCTTTGCAGTAGAAGATACGCCGGGGGTTCTAATGCCTTCAAGAATATATGCGGGGTCACCTTTAATTGAAACCTTTACAGAGTACGCCCTTTATTTAATGGACAAATCACGGCTATCTGACGAAATCGAAGCACGAGTAAGATACAGTGATGCGTATGGGCTACTGTTGGGCAAACCATTCTCGATTAACACCGAAAAATATGGATGGACGGGGTTAAATGAGCGGATTTTTCTTTGCAGTGAGATCGAAGATACTCACGATGGTTTTGTGACTATTACCGGCCAGCCACATAGCAACAGCCTTTTTGGGTGGGCGGATTCGTACCCCGGAATCATAGCAAGAGAGGAATGGGTAAGGTATTCAGAATACACCGGAATAACACAACCCCTTCAACCCCAAATACCTACTAGCCTGCAAGCGTCTTATAATACCGCAGATCAAGTGGTAGAGCTTTCTTGGGTTGCTCCGACAAGTGGGCCGACTGATCAATACCTTCTTGAATACAAGCTATCAACTGAAACTGTATTTAAAACTGTAAGTGTTGGCCCCTCGGTTTCATCTACACATAACACCGGAGCAAATGCGGCGACCTACCAGTATAGAGTCAGAACGCAAGAAGTAGGCGGCACATTTTCAGATTATACAGCTATTGCCTCGGCCACAGTTACCGCAACACAGCAAGCCGAAGCACTTCAACCGAGGTTTGATACAACGCTTATAACCTTCGACAGTACAACTCTAGTCTCAGCAGATGCCGACGCTGATTTAACAGTACTCTCCGGGGAATCACTAGCAACACTATCAACCGCAGTTACCGACCCCACTATGCTTAACAATACTTGGCGGTTAAAGTCTGCAACTATCTCAAACGGTTTTAGCGTATCTACATTAAATCAAGTCGCTGCAAAATCAGTAAAAATTACAGCCTCTGGTTTTATCGCAGACACGAGTAGCGTTATCACTTGCACCATTGCATACAAAGGAAGCACGGGAGTAGTGGTAGATTTAATTTTAAAACTTGACGTCGTAGCGAGCACAAGAAATCCGCCGGTTATCACAACAACCTTAACTTCAACGACTGGCACTGTTTTCCGCTCTGACACTTCCGCTACAGTTTTACAGATAAACGTATTTTTAGACGGCGTTTTGAGTACAAACCACGATGATTATACCTACAGTTGGCAGGTACTAAATTCATCAAATGCGAAAAAGGTAGTGATCGTGTCAAATGCCTTAGACTCAAATGGAAACCCACAATTGTTAAATGACACAGTAGCAGGCGGGCCACTCTTAGCAATTGGTGACCCTAGTACAATCGCGGGCCGCCAAGGCTTAACCGTACCCTCGGGTTATAGCGGATTACCCGCTGATTCTCTTTGTACTTTAACCGTCGCGGTTCCCGCGGTAGCTGATGAGCTTAGGAGGCTTGCAGTGGGTGCAGAGGACGTTGACAACTTCCAGCAATTTACTTGCAACGTTGGGAATATTCCAGACTAACAAGGCAAAACTGTAGCCCTCAAAGTTTAAATTTTTGGGGGCTATAGTTAAGCTTTTTAATTTTCATCTTTTGCAAATCAAAGATAAACGAAAAGGTACACAAAATGGCAAGATCAGCAGCAGCCTCCGTTACTATTACCGATGTTCGGGATGGGGTAGCGTTTAAAGAGGTAGAACTTTACAAAATTGATTCACCGTCAACGCCCCCCACAGGGCTGGGCTTTAATGTAAACACGGGAGCCGCCGCAGACGCCGCAACGGGTTGGACAGCAGTGGCCCCAACAGTTACCGTAAACCAGTTATTATACAGAGCAGTTCGCGGAGTTCAGTTAGACGCGGGCGCTACTCTATGGACAGCAAACCCATCAGAGGACTGGGTGATTTCTCTAGCTTCCGGCATACGGGGCCAGATTGGATCAGCGGGGGCGGCTATCGCCTTCGATGTAGATGCGAACCTTGACAGCGATGCAGATAAATATGAACTTATCCAAAGCTATCGAGGCGACAACGCCGTAAATAATGCAGACATATATTGGCAAGTCACTACCGGCCAAGTCTTTCAGTGGCAAAATCCCAGCACTACCGACCCAACTATACCAGCGGGCCAAAGTTTTACAGACTTAACCACGTTACAGGGTGGCTTTCTCGATATTAACGGAATAACGGAAGTAGCATTTAGTCCTGGTGAAGATGGTAACATTGGTATAGGTGAAGGTGCGGTTGATAGTATTCAAGCAAGCTCCACACTTGCCATTCACAATATCGGCATTGGTTATAATACTTTAACCTCTGCTGCCCTTAATGGTGAAAACAATGTGGCACTAGGGTATCAATCCTTGCTCCAATTAACGACTGGTGATGACAACATCGGACTGGGGTCTTATGCGGGATGGCGAATTACATCCGGTAGCGACAATATTGCCATTGGGTCATTCTCAGTAGGCGGCTTCGGCACCTCCTCCGGTGCGGAGTCTTCCGTAGGCATTGGAAGAGGAGCATTGGGATATAATGTAAACGGGACAGGAAATGTATCAGCAGGTAACTCAGCCCTAGGGACTCTTTACGGAGGCAAATACAATGCAGGCTTCGGTCAAAGTTCAGGGGGTAATAGTTATGGGTCTTTTAATACCTTTATTCACAATAATATTTCAGGAACAAGCATTCCTAGTCGTAAATCCAATACAATACAAATAGGAAACAGCGAGGCGCTAGACGTAAGACTCGGTAATACAGTAAGAACCGACAACCTTGCAAGTAATATAGTGCTAGGTGAGGGCGCAGGGGTGGGAGGTTTGCCCACGTGGGCTGACCGCGATTCCACCGCAACTAGCATAGTTTCCAATGGTGACTTTTCTAACGGAACTACTGGTTGGACAAAATCGCAAGCTACCTCCTCACTTGCAACTGCTGAAATTACTAGGGAAGCCGCTTTTGGTTCTTTGTCTCTGGTTGATGACTTCTTACAAATGACCCAAGGGACTTCACAAGGTTACGTTTATCAAACCTTGACAACGGTTGTCGGCAGAACTTACACGGTTACCGCAGAAGTGCAAACAGCCGTAGGCAGGGCGTTTAAGTTTGTTGCTGGAACTTCAGTAGGCGGGGAACAACTTGCAACGACTGGTTTAAAGTATAACTACGATGTTTACGCGGAGACCTCTATAAGTTTTGTTGCAACAAGTACAAGCTCAACAATCTCTTATTATGGCTTCGGAACAACAGGCGAGGTCTTTCAGCTTGCACGGGTGGAAGCGGTCTGGGTTGCAGCTAGAAATACAATTATAGGTAAGGGAGTTGGAACTAACCTGAGCACGGGTTCAAATAATATATGTATTGGTACAGAGGCCGGTAAAAACATTACTAGCGGTGAAGATAACATTTGCATAGGCAGCAACGCCAATGGGCCTAGCTCTGGTAGTAATAATATCACTATTGGTAAATCTACTTTTGTGCCGTTAAATACCGCTATTAGTAATACTACTTCTATCGGAAATTCAACCGCAGACCGCCTAATTCTCAATGGAAGGGATGCGCTAACAGTTCAGTACAGTTCAACGGTAACCCCAACATCTATAACGCAGTATGGTGATCAACAGATTATGGCTGCAACAGGGTTTGTGCCGAAAGGTCGAAAGTACTTAATCAGCTTTTCACTAGTTAGCACTTCTACTACAGTTATAAATTGTAAGTTAAAACGGCGAGTAGGAACAGGAGCACAGGAAACCATTGCTCAAATTGAAACCAGCAGTGCGGGCACTAATTCCGCGTATTCTTATGAAGTGCAAGACGTTGTAAGTGAGTTTACAGATGACGTTGTGTACGCAGTAACGGGTAGAGCTGATAGCACAATTGGTAACCCAACTAACTCAACTTTCCAACTAACAATTAAAAAGGTGGGATAAAAATGAATTTTATAATATACAATGAAACCACCGGACGAATTGACCAAACGGGCTATACTTTGTGGGAGGCTCCAGCGGCTTCCCCTGAGTATACCGCAGCTGAAAAATGCGTTAGTAATCTTAGGGAGGCACTTCAAAAAGCAGAAACCGAAATTGAGTCTTTAACAAGATCTATTGAAAGCTTAATACCCGGCGGTGAGCCTTCCTCAGAAGAGACAAAAAGAGACCTTTATCAACAAGAAGTTGAAAGGGTTTCAGGGGAGTTAGTTACAGATCAACTTAATTTAGACGAGTTGACAAGAATCGAAGCCGAAAGATATAACGAAGCTAAAGAGGTCTTTCTTGCGTCATTATGCACAGAAGGCCAAACAGCCATTGAAGGCATAGCTGACGCTTCAGTTCAAAAGGTTCAAATCTCAGATAAAACATTAATCAGCAGAAAGCCCGACCCGATCCCGTTTGGCAATATCAACAGGAACCGCAGGGATTCTTTGTTAAACCTTTCAGATTGGACGCAAGTACCTGATAGCCCTTTATCCAGTTTAGCAAGAGAAAGCTGGAGGTTCTATCGTGTGGCATTGCGTGACCTCTCGGACACCGTGGAAACTTTTGAAACCGCGGAACTGAGTTATTCAGATTTACCAGAGAGGCCAGAATAGGGCTTTATAAAAATAAATTATCCTAGGTAAGATGTAAAAATGCCTACACTCAAACAACCAAAATAAAAAAGGAAAATTAATTATGCGACAAACCTTATATATCATTGATGATTTTTATGAAAACCCAGACGAGGTACGCGAGCAAGCTTTAAAAATGCACTACTTTAAAGCAGGGCACGGAAACTATCCGGGTGTAAGAACTGACCCTGTAAGTGAGTACGATTCTGAAATTATAAAGAAATACATTCAAGACAAGATTTTAAAAGAAGAAATTACCTATTGGCCCCGAGAGGCTAACACGGCTTTTCAGTTTACCACAGAAACAGATAGGTCATGGATTCACCACGATGCGACAACATGGGCCGCGGTTTGCTATCTAACCCCAGACGCTGAGAAAGAAACAGGGACGGCTATTTTTAGAAACAAAGAGACGGGAATACATTGGTGGAATCCAGACGATGAGGCAACAGAGTTTAATTATTCTAAAGGTCTGGGGAACCCCATGAAAAACGAATTGTGGGAGACTATCACCGAGGTTAGCAACGTTTACAACCGAATGGTTATCTACAGGGGTAATATGTACCACAGCTCAATGAAAGCGGGTTTTGGGACTTGCGTAAAAACAGGCCGGTTGTTTCAGACGTTTTTCTTTAATACGGCAGGGGGTCTAAAATGAGACAAGAACCCGAGGTTATGGTTTTTGACAATTTCTTTCACGACCCCGACTCAATAAGGGCGGAGGTATTAGGAAGAGACTTCGGCACGGGCGGCAGTAACTTCCCTTCTCAGAAAGCAGAACCCGAAACCCCAGAGTATCAGGAAGTAATCAAAAAACACATTGAGAATAGAATTCTTGGGCGACCAATCAGCTATTGGGAAAAAAGTTATAACACTTGCTGGCAGTACTCGATAAAAGGCCAAAAACAGCCCGTACACCACGATCATGGAAAGTATGTGGCGATTGTATACCTTACGCCCGACGCTCCCGTAGCGGCAGGCACCGGACTATATCGGCACATCGAAAGCGGCATCTCAGTTTGGGATCAGGAAGACCCCGCCACGTATCCCGCAGCGTTGAACACTGGGGCCGATGAGGATACATGGGAACAAGTGGCATTTTTTGGAAACGTTTACAACAGGCTAATAATATTCAACGCCCAACACTACCATAAGGGCGCCGGGACTTTCGGCACTAACAAAGAAGACGGGCGACTTTATTGCACATACTTCTTTTCGTAAAACAAGTATCACAAAACCACGGCTGCCCATAGGCGGCTTCAAAACACCCATAGGAGTTTTAACAAATGAGAATTTCAGGAATTGAGAATTACATCGGCGGGGCAGATAATGTAAAATCTCTTTCACTAATCCAAGGAGAGCAAAGAGTACTTGGCGGCCAAATTTTAAATCCAGACGGAACACCGGTAGATATTACAAGCTTTGCAATCACAGCGAAGGTTGATTTTTACTTGGCGGATGTTACGGTAACATCCCGTTCAATGGCAATTACAAACCTAGTGCAAAACGCAGCCGCAAAAACCCACACCCTCGCAGGTATCAAAACAATCGCAGCGGAAGGTAAATTTACAATCACGGTGCCAAAAGATTTTTACGTAACCACGGCAAACGATCAAATTGAAATTGATACAGACTTAACAGTCAACGTGCCATTGGCTGTAATGTATATTGATTATGATACGGATTCAGGTTCAACAGATTCCACAATCAGGGCAAGCCGAATGGTTTTAGTTATTCGTCGCGGTTCGCCATCGGTAGGACTATAAGGGGTTTAATATGTCGGATGATAATTTTTTAGTTAACCTTTCAGAAGACAGCTTTGAAGTAACTTTTGGAGAAGATACTTTTGGAGTTGAGCTTTCAGAAGACAGCTTTGAGGTAAATTTTTCAGAAGCTGGAATACAAGGCCCAATAGGCCTGCAAGGTGACATTGGTCTTCAAGGCGACGTTGGCCTTCAAGGTGACATTGGCCTTCAAGGCCTCCAAGGTGACATTGGCCTTCAAGGCTTAATTGGTCTTCAAGGTGACATTGGCCTTCAAGGTGCTATTGGTCTTCAAGGTGACATTGGACTTCAAGGACTCCAAGGCGACATAGGTCTTCAAGGCTTAATTGGTCTTCAAGGCGACGTTGGTCTTCAAGGTGACATTGGCCTTCAAGGTCTCCAAGGCGACATAGGTCTTCAAGGCTTAATTGGTCTTCAAGGCGACGTTGGCCTTCAAGGTGACATTGGCCTTCAAGGTCTCCAAGGCGACATAGGTCTTCAAGGCTTAATTGGTCTTCAAGGCGACGTTGGCCTTCAAGGTGACATTGGCCTTCAAGGTGACATTGGCCTTCAAGGACTCCAAGGTGACATTGGCCTTCAAGGTGCTATTGGCCTCCAAGGTGACATTGGCCTTCAAGGTGACATTGGCCTTCAAGGTCTCCAAGGCGACATTGGCCTTCAAGGTGCTATTGGTCTTCAAGGTGACATTGGCCTTCAAGGTGCTATTGGTCTTCAAGGTGACATTGGCCTTCAAGGCCTCCAAGGCGACATAGGTCTTCAAGGCTTAATTGGTCTTCAAGGTGACATTGGCCTTCAAGGCCTCCAAGGCGACATAGGTCTTCAAGGCTTAATTGGTCTTCAAGGCGACGTTGGCCTTCAAGGTGACATTGGCCTTCAAGGTCTCCAAGGCGACATAGGTCTTCAAGGCTTAATTGGTCTTCAAG